AGAGTGAAAGCTCAGACGATTTCGCTATACTTTTGATAAAGATCCACCCAGAGACGAGGAAAGGCGTTGTAGTGCATAGCTACGCCGTTTCTGGGTCGAACCTCCAAACACATATTAGGTACATGGCTTACCTGCTAACTAACTTTAATATTGAAATGGTTGTAGGTGACTACAATGGAGGAGTCCAGTTTCTGAGTGCGTGTAAAGAAAGTGGTATATTTAAAAAATTAAATTTAAAAATAGATACAGTTGAGGCTGATTTAGATAACCCAAAAGATTATGCTAAAGGTATCAGACAACTCAAAAGAACATTAGATAAGTCAAAGAGAAAATTTGTGTTTTTAAGAAAACCTAGTTCTACATGGATTCGTTTTGCTAATGAGAGTCTACAAGCGGCGTTTGACCACAAGAGGATTTACTTTGCTGGGGCAGCTATGGATGACAACTACAATATGCAAAGGAAAGCTAACATTCCTATTGAGAAGCTTAAGTTCTTCAGGAATCAAGATGCTGAAGAAAAGAATAAAGGGGCTAAGATGATTGATTTTGTAGAACACCAAAGAGATATGATGGATCTTATAAAAGTTCAATGCGCTTTGGTCCAAGTTACTACTTCCCCACAAGGCACACAAAGTTTTGATCTTCCACCTAACCTTCGTAAGCAGAGAGGCGCTGACAAAGCCCGGAAAGACTCTTATTCTGCTTTAGTATTAGGCAACTGGGGTATGAATGTATACTTCGATATGTTAGACGATCAGGGGTCTGATGTTACCGAAACATTTACCCCAATGTTTATTTCTTAACTTTTAAAAGTTAGAAAGTAACTTTTTGTGTAATATAATAGTGCAATGGCAAGGAAGTATACGAAACGATCAGATTACTGGAAGAAATTCAGTAAGAATAACAATTTGGAAGATTTAGCAATGAGCCAAGCTTCTGAAGAATCATATACCCCAGAATTATTGGGTGAATCATTTTATACGTCAGACGCTTCATATAGAAGTGTATCTGTAGCACGTAACAATACTAAGGCTTCTGGTAATTCAGCTAGAATTAATCGTTCGGCAGTCAGAAACACTATCGACAGATTTTCTAGCATACGTAAGGGTATGCTTCCTTATGAGTATGCGTCTGATGGCGTAAACGTTCGTGAGGGTATTGAATTATGCCAAAAAGCTTATGCTAACGTTGCGGTTTTCAGAAACGCTGTAGACGTTATGTCTGAGTTCGCAAACACTGAAATTTACTTAGAGGGTGGGACTAAAAAGAGTCGAGAGTTCTTCCACCAGTTTTTTAAAAGGATCAACCTGCAAAATCTAAAAGATCAATATTTCCGTGAGTATTATCGTAGTGGTAATATCTTTATATATAGATTTGACGGGGAATTCGAAGTCGAAGACTATGCTAGGCTTATGAATCAAGTTGGAGCTATTAACCCTTCAGCCAATAAGATTCCAGTCAAGTATGTGCTTTTAAACCCTTTCGATATCGTATCTAAAAGGGCTACGACATTTAATGTTGGGGCATATGAAAAAGTCTTGTCTGAGTATGAGCTTTCCCGCTTGCAGAACCCATCTACAGAAGAAGATCAGTTAATTTATGATTCTTTAGACCCTGAGATGAAGAAACTCGTTAAAGATGGGTCATACTACACAGATGGAATTAAAATTGAATTAGACCCTAAGCGTCTTTGTTTTTCATTCTATAAGAAACAGGATTATGAGCCATTTGCAGTACCATTTGGATATCCAGTGTTGGAAGATATAAACGCTAAGCTTGAACTAAAGAAGATGGATCAGGCAATCACCCGTACTGTCGAGAATGTTATACTTCTTATCACTATGGGTTCCGAACCTGAAAAAGGTGGCGTAAATGCTAATAATATTAATGCTATGCAGCACCTCTTTAAAAATGAGAGTGTTGGCCGGGTTCTAGTATCAGACTATACAACTAAAGCTAATTTTGTTATCCCAGACTTGAATAAAGTCCTTGGACCCGCAAAATATCAAATCTTAAATGATGATATCAAACAAGGTCTACAAAACATTGTCGTTGGGGATGAAAAATATAATTCAACACAAGTCAAAGCCCAAATATTCATTGACCGCCTTAAAGAGGCTAGAAGCTGTTTCTTAAATGATTTTTTACAGAGGGAAATAAAAAGGATCGCAAATAGCCTTGGATTTAAGTCTTATCCTACTGCAACAATGAAGGATATTGATATGCGTGATGAAACGCAACTTATGCGTGTTTCTACCCGTCTTATGGAGCTTGGTATTCTTACTCCTCAACAAGGAATGGAAATGTTCCATAATGGTCAGTTTCCAAATGCAGAAGATATTGCTCCAGCTCAAACCACATTTATAGAACAGAGAAAAGAAGGGTTTTATAATCCTATTGTCGGCGGCGTCCCAATGATTGAAGACGAAGCTCCTGAAAAGGCTAGCACCCCTGAATCTGCTGGTAGACCTCATGGGACAACAACAGTTGAGGACCAAAAATTGTCTAACGCAGAATATTCCAGAACAAACATCCAGACTACTATTTACGCTGTAGAAGCTTTTAATTCTATAGCTAGAGAAAGAGCTGAAGAGAAGTTTGGCGGGGAGTTAAATGAGCAACAAGAAGAGATGGTGACTAAACTATGTGAGTCAATTATTTGCGCTTCTGAGCGTGGAAATTGGACTCAAACCCTTGAAGCTTGTATAGATGATTTCGAACTTATTGAAGAATTAAATGTGATGAACGAAGTTTTAAGTGTATCTAATAAGCATAACTTAGAAGTTTATCCGTCAGCAATTTTATATCATAGTCATGAAAATTAATCCAGAAGACATTAAAGTACCTCTTGAAAAAACTGTCAGTTTTGAAAATGGGGAAGCAGAAGTATCCATTGCTAGTAAGTATAGCGGATCAGAAGCGGGTTTATATAAATCTTATATGAGCATGTGTGCATCAGACGATAAAGCTTTGACCGATACTGAAGGTATGGACTCAAAAGCTACCTACGCCGCTTGCGCCGTTAAATACGACAAGATGCGAGCCATGATGATGGACGATACTAAAGGAGAACTCAGTGATAAACAAAAGAAGCTTCCACCTGCATTACAGAAGGCTATCCTTGATAAAATGAAGAAGGATGGTAAAATCAGTAAGGAAGACTCTGAAGCTGCTGAAAAGAAACTTTTATCAAAAGATGATGAAGAGGAGCCTGATCCAAAAGGTGAAAAACTGGAGGTTAAGGAGAAAAAGTAAGATGCCTTATAAGTATACAACTACTTTTGAATCTGAAATTTTTGCTCATCAAATAGATGATGCGTTCGTATCTAAGGCTTCGTTAAATGAGCTTTCTTCCTTAGTCCCTAAAAATATTGACTTTGAGAAGAATGTAGACCTATTAGGGGTATCATTTAACGCTGCCGTTGTTAATGTATTTAATAGGAATGGTGATGGTATTGATACCTCCACTGCTTTAAAGTATAACGATCAGTTTATACATAAGCCTACTAATATTGAGCATAATAAAGATAAGATTGTGGGCCATATTGTTACTGCTGGTTTCAGCGATTATGGCTCTAACAAAATTTTATCGAACGAAGAATTAGAAAATAAAAAAGATCCGTTTAATATAGCATTGGGTGCTGTTGTCTATAGATCCGCAAACAAGCAGTTTGCAGAACTTCTAGAAAAATCAACTGACCCTGAAGACGAATCTTATTATAAAAAAATATCTGCAAGTTGGGAAGTTGGTTTCTCTAATTATGTTTTAGCTGTGGGAAGCGATAAGCTGAACGAAGCTGAAATAGTATCAGACCCTCATAAAATCAAAGAAATGAATGGTTTCTTAAAAGCTTATGGCGGTTCTGGTAAAACTGATAAGGGCGAACCTATTTATAGATTGATTACTGGAAAAATATATCCATTGGGTATAGGTTTCACTTCTAATCCAGCCGCAGATGTAAAAGGAATCTACAAAGATCAAGAAGATAGTGATCAAGATAAATTTTCACAAAAAGATAAAAAAACTGTAACAAAAGAAAATAACATAGCTATGGATAACATTGTTAACGAACTTAAAGACATTCTTATCGAGAAAAAAATCGGTGAAGAAACTGTCGCTTCCATGACTCAAACTTTTTCAGACGCGATTCGTGAAAAGAACGAAGAGTTTTTGAAAGAGAAAGAGGCTCTTCAGAGCGAAAAGGAAGCTGTCAAAAAGGAGTATGAAGATCTTAAGGCTTCTGTCACTGAGCTTGAAACTAAGCTCACTGAAGCAAATGATCGGATCAACGTTTTTGAAAACGAGAA